GCATTGAATATAACATAGTGAAGAAGCCACGCAACTGATGTAATACTTTTACCACTTTGGCGGCAGGCTAAGATGATAGCAAAACGGTTATCGTTAAAGTGCTCAACCATTTTCTTTTGATAACCCCGCAGAACAAATGGCGTCAGGCCTGTATCAAGACTAATAACCTTTACATAGTTCTCACAAAAATAAGCTACATCTTTACTGCACCGAATGTATTCATTGATCTCGTGCTTAGTAAATTGTTCTTGAACGCCGTCAGCCTTTACATGAGGGTTTCCATTATATGACAGCGGACTAGACATTATTTTTCTTTTTTCCTTTACAAGCCTTTTGCGTTTTGATATAATTAATTCCCGAAGGGATCAAAGGATTAAACATCAATAGGCTCGCTATCCGATCCTTTAAGGAACTTCTGGAGTTCAGAAGTGGTTCCAACAAAGATAGCGTTATTAGTGGTTGATCCACCTTCATTACCTTTTAGATCATCCGATTTAACAAGAGTCTTACGTTGCTTTTGAAGATCCAAAAGTTGTTGGTTCATTTCCGCAGCTTGTTTGATAAGGGTACCAAGAACTTCAAATGCTCGCGGATGTTCGGCATCAGCAGCAAGACACGACATGGAATCAATAGCAATCTCAGAAGTTTCAATAAGCTTTTTTATTCGATCCCGTGCGTAACGATAATCCTCTTCTGTTTCATCCACAAGCTGAGCATCAGAAGGACCAATCAAAGAATCAATCGTAGCAAGATCGTCGGAAGTCTTTTTTACCTCGTCCAGATTCTTCTGTAACGCGGCGACCATCGCATCCTTCTTACTCATAATTAATTTTATTTATCAGAATATTTTCCAGCCGTTATGGGGAATCATCCCATATTACGTTTGGATCAGGAGGGCCACCAATTTCAATCACAACAGTGTTGGATTCGGGTGTATCGGTACTTGAACCCGTTCTTACCCTAACACCAGCATCGGTATAACGTTTCGAAGTATCAAAGTCATTAAAGAAAGTATCCACGGACTTGATAAGACCGGTGGTTTGAGGGTTACTCGTGAACTTGGTTTTAACGCTAAAGGTTAGTGTGTAAACTATAAGACGTCGAGAAGATTCAAAGTCTCCTTCATACGCATCTTCTGCGCTTACGCCTGATAACGTTATTGGTACATCTGTTATACTTTCAGGACCTTCAAGACCTTTAACGCTTAAAGTATAATTAGGATTAAAATGCGGAACAATTTGCTCAAGTATCTGAAGAGCTTCATCCTGTCCTCTTGACATAATGTTCAGTGAAAAATCAAGAGTGTATGGTACGCATTGATTTACTTTAACTTTATTTCCTTCACTGTCAGTTTGAACATTTCGGTTTAAACGATTTAACTTGGTGGATTGGTCAAAGCTCAATCCTGTCATTTCAAACGACATGCGGGGTAGTCTAAGTGCAACGTCCCGCTCCGCCCGAGCTTCAACTCTGACCAGATATTTTTCCTTTGGAGCATAAGCAAGTGGAACCCGCCTTGCGCCAATTAATTTACCAGCATCAAGCTGCGCTATTTGAATGTCATTAAACATTTGACCAAAAGCAGCAACCATATTCTTTATGGTTCCATTGTAAAAGTATTCGTGTCCAAGCATAATCTTAATTAGGTTCCAGGCTTAGTTCCAATAACCGTACTGGTTTCAGTTACTCTTACTCCAGCATCAACATACACGCCGTTGGTGTCAAAGTCGTGGAAGAAAGTATCAACCGTTTCTATAAGGCCAACTGACGACGGGTAAAACGCAAACTTTGTTTTAAGTGAGAATGTTAGAGTATAAACTATAAGTCGGCGAGAAGATTCAAAGTCTCCTTCATATGCGTCTTCAAAGTTAACACCTACAAGACTAATAGGAACATCAGTTTTACTTTCAGGACCTTCAAGACCTTTAACAGTAAGAGAATAATGTGGACTAAAGTGCGGTAGTATTTGTTCTACTATTTGCAAAGCTTCATCCTGTCCTCTTGACATGATATTCAAATCAAATCCCAACTCATAAGGAGCGGGTTGCCATACTTTAACTTTACTTTCTGGACTACTTGTAGCATCAGTTTGAATTGTTCTGTTTAAACGATTCAGCTTTGTGGTTTCATCATAAGAGATGTCTGTCATTTCAAATGACATGCGGGGAAGCTTGAGCGCAACGTCCCGCTCCGTTTCTTCTTTAACTCTCGCTAAATATTTTTCTTTCGGCGCATATGCAAGAGGTACCCGTTTAACACCAACCATCTTCCCTCCACTAATATTGGCCACTTCAAGGTCATTGAAGATTGTGCCAAAAATAGACACAATCTTCTTTAGTGTTTCATTATAAAAGTATTCGTTACCTAACATACTTAGAAGTTAAAAGGTTCTCCAAACGGATTCTCTTCGCTAAAGTCAAGAAAGTCGCCAACGTTAACAGCCTGACTAAAGGTCGAGTTTTGAGCTCCGTGATCATTTCCAAAAAGCTCGTCATCATCAGCAGTTCCATCACTTATCAGATTAATATTGCTAGCGGTTACACTTGCTCCAGATGTTTGGCCGGTGAGTACTGTTCCCGTTACCAACGTGTGATACTTCCCATCGTTAAAGGTAGGAGGACTTACGTGAATCCTTTGCAGCTGCGGAGAGTCGGTTGTAGTACTGTACTTAAAGAACTCGCACGAACCTGTAACCCCACTCGGAAGAGTAAAGTTGAGTGTTTCAAATTCTTGTAGTAACTGCTCAGGCGAGTCATTGTTGGTATACTCTAAAATCTGAGAATCACCAGCCACAGCTTGTATGTTATCAACTTCCCTTATGCCGGTATCAATCTCTTGGCTTTCGTATTCAAACAACTCACAAGAAAGTCTAAAAATAGGCAAGTCTTTAAGTTGAGCAAAAGGTTTCTTATCCTCAACAAATTTGATTTCAAACAATCCTTTGGTCAAGGGGAAGTATATAAGGTCTCCTTCAAGCGGACGAGTACTGTTCTCTGAATACCCGTGTCGACCTATAAGTTGATTCCAGCGAAGATTTGAAACAACCAAGTTAACGCTGTCTCGAATCTCAAGACCAAACTTAGAAAGTAATTGCCCATCACCTTCAAAGCCGTCAACGCTTTCAACGTACATCTCAATCTGATAAGCCTTTTCAAACGCGCTTATAAGATCTTCGTTAAGAATAAGATCCCGCTTAACAATTTTACGAGGAATGTAAAAACAATCTTGACCATATATTTGAATGGCCTCAATTATCAGCGACTCGTAAAGATCTTGCTCTTGCTTAGATCCGTTTTGAAAGTATTGATTAGTTGCCATTATCCGATAAATAGGTCAACGGGTTCTTCGTATTTAAGCTGCCACGTTTCTTTAAGCGCTTGAATATCAGCAGTAGCCTGTTCGTATATTGTAGCTCCACTGATTGTAACTCCTCCTGGAAGTTGCATACCTTCAAACTTACTAAGGTTCTGACCCCACTGCTTTTTAATAAGAAGCGTAAGAAGTTCTTTTAAACCCATGTCATCGAAAACATCTGTATAAGAAGCAGGATCTACGGTTTGATAGGTTTCAAAAATAATAAATTCGCCTTCTGCTACATGGTCTTTAATGTCCGCGTAAAACTTTACAGTATTCTTGTGACGGTTAAAAGCCATTTGTGTTCCATGCCCGTTGAGAATATCTTCAACCAAGCTCATGTATTGAGAAGTAAGCTCGTAGTTTAAAAGACCGCCGGGGTTTCTCATTCCAAAGAAGTCATTAAGATACATCTGATATTTCGCATTGAATAAAGATGCACTGGTAAAGTCTTCAAAACCAAGAACCCGAACAACAGCAATAACAGCATCGGGAACTTCAATTTCGTTACTCGTGAGTTCAGCTGCAGTTACCTGGTGTTTGATCAATGTTTTGACGGTAGCATCGCTGTGATACTCTTGCCAAAATTGAATCGCTTCATCAATACGATCTTCAATTTGATCGTCATCAATATTGATTTCAACCACAGGAGCTCCAAGCGCTCTTAAACAGTAGTCAGCTAATTCGGTTCTAGTTGTTGGTTTAGCCATACAACTATTTATATAGTTTAATTCTTATTACTTGCACCTTCTTCTACCAATTTGAGAAGACAGCAGAACGGTAATAAAGACCACAAGACCCATGAGAATATCATCAGTGGAATCCTTTAGCATTTGAGATGGCAGTTCAAGATCGTTAAACTTTTCTCTATACCAAACACAAGTTCCAAGTAAAGCTTTATATGAAAAGATACCAACGATTGAAAGCAAAAATATTCTAGTAAAGGTTTTCATTAATCATTTCCGAATAAATCGCGAAGGATTCTTTGCGATCCTTTTAGCCAAAGTAACAATGCCTTCAATTACTTCTGGTGATATAACACCAACAATTCCATAAATCACAGCTTTATACAAACTATCAATTGATGTTTGCTCTAGTATGTACCACGCAATCCCACTTGATATAGCAGCGGCTGGAATCCGTTTACAAAGAAGCTGGGCGGTAATACTTTCCTTTGAAGAAAGTATTCTTGCGATCATACCCGCTGCACCAATAAGTGGAACCAACCAACCTCCATCTAAGAAGGCCTGGATTAATGATTTTTGGGGCTCTTGCATATTTGCGGTGGTATCAAGTATTTATACAAAGTCTTCTCTTAACATTGTATTAAATATAGTTTTTTAACAAATCATTAGCTTTCGTGTAAAGCCTTGGACACCTTACATTATCCTTACCCATGATTGTTTCTAAAATTGCTGACGCCGCGATAATTACAGAAAGCCTGTCAACAAGTACTATTTCATATTCATGAATTGCAGCTTCATAAATCTCTTTTGAATATTCTGCGTCCTGCCCTGTCACATAACACGCTCCCAACACATTTACCATTGCTGCAGGCCATAATTTAATATCAGCAAAGGAATGTATCTTATTGAAAAAATTTAAAGCCTCGTTGACATTTCTTTCTTTTACATAG